GGCTTGTTTCGTAAATCGGCCGGTGATTTCACCCATTGCCGTATTTAGCCCTTTTAACAACTGTTGCTGTTGCTGAGGATTTAACCCTTTACCAATAGTGAGGGCCAGTTGGTCAAGTATCGCCTTAGCATTCTTCTCATTTTCTTGGAGAATTTTACGCTGGGTGTTGACTTCGTTCTTAGCATTTGAAGCAAGCTTTTCACGACCCGCGGGAGTATCGGGGATCTGAGCCAAATACCCCTGCAACTGCTTACTCGAGCTTTTCGTCACCCGCTCGAGTTTTTCAAATTCCTTAACTAGCGATTCGATTTGCTTTTGTGAGTTACCGTCAATGGTGAAGTTTAGAAGTGTTTTACGGATAGTATTAGATGCGGAGCTACCTTTAGCCATCGTCGATTCCCCTGATTGTTAGCTGAACACTGCTTGAGCCAGAGCCATAGCCTCATTTTCGTCTTTTGGTATGCGACCTTTGGGTGTGGCCTTAGTTCCTTTCGAATTGCCGCCCCCGAAAATAGCTCCCGCAGCATTTAATAACGTCACATATTCTTGTGTCATAGTGACGACCCGTAACCCGAGTTTGAGTTTTGTTTGGGTTTTTATATCGTGGTCGGTATAGCTCCAAAATATTTCAGGCAACCGGCTAGGTGCCGTTTCAAAAACGAAACACAAACGTTCTTCGAAACTTAATTTCAAGTACCAACTATTGAAGATTTCTAAGCATTCGGGGCTTTCATCTTCGCTTTCAATCTTTGATTGGCCTTCTTGAAGGCCTGAGTAAAAAAATTTTCAACGTGCTCCGCCACCCATTCAAGCAAATCCAATACGTCGTTAGGGTCAATAAGTAAGCTTGACGTATTAAGTTGCTTAGTTATCCGCCCCGTGGGGTTTCGTTCAGACAAGAGTTCAACCAAGATACTTTCCCTAACCTGGGGGTTAAGAAAAATTTCACTCAATTGTTCAGGGTTTTCGAAATAACCTGTAATAGTATTTAAGAGGGCAAAGCTCATAAATACTTCTTTTTCACTATCATTAATCTTGATAATAAAAGTGGTTTTCAGTGCGTCACTCATCGTCGATTTCCTTAAAAAAGGCCCCGAAGGGCCTTAGTTATATTATTGGCCCAATAGACCTAGCTTAGAGGGGCCTTAACCGAATCTTTAAGCATTTTACCCGTTTTACCTTTAAACTCCGCATAGTACGGGTCTGTAGGGTTAACACGAATCGGCGTGAACTCAAAAGGGATATTCCCGAAGTTGTCCGTACCAAAGGCCATCGTTAGTCCAGAACTCACACGGAATTTAGGGATAAGGAAGGTAACCCAAATACCATTAGCGAGCTGCCCGATAACTTTTGCTGCGTAACGAAGCTCGTCGGAGGTTGAGCCTAAGTCCAGGACATTAACTACCGAGACATAAGAACCCGCGGCTAAGGTCTGAGTAGAATCGCTATCAGGGATTGTTAGTTCAATCGTGGCCGTTGTCGCGGTACCCTCCGAAATACCAGTAACGTCCGTAACCTTCGCAATAACAATATTTTCAGATACTTCATCACGAACACTTACCGTATTACCGACTTCCACATTTTGGCCAACACCGTCAATAAGCTGTAGGGTTGCAGTCCCCGAAGCAAATGAAGCCTCAGCCGATAGCACATGGGCATCGCCGGTAACTTCAACCAGCTCACCACCGTCTAAACCTAACGCATAGGCTAAGTTTTGCTCGGTGTATTCGTACATTTCAAAGGTACCTCGGGTAGTAGATCCCGTGGTAATAGAGAACGCAATCTCGTTAGTACGGCCTTGAGGAAGGTCGGTACTTTCTTTTTGCGATTCGATTGTGAAATTCTTAACTAGACCAACCGAATGTTGTTCTGGGTTAAGGTCGTATAATTCTTCGGGTTTACCAATCATTACTGTGGCAGTACCCAACATAAAATTAGTGGTTTTAGCTTCACCAGCCATCGTCAATCTCCAAATTTTAGGTTACTATTGATACCTTGTTGAAGGAGGATGAATCATGGCAAAATTAACACCAATAACAATCATCACACCCACGAACATTTTAATTACCGCCGCTCAAGCTCCTATTGATGGAGAATCGAGCGCTGATAAATTAAGGGCTTTATTAGACCACTTTTTGGACAATAACTTAAGTCCTATAGATATGCGGTCTGTCCCTATGTCGGAATCATCTAAAAGCTTTACTTTAAGACTCCAGAAAAAATCACTGGAACGTCTGGATAAGTACTGCCAAAGAACACTATACACCCGTCCACAGGCTTTTCAAATTGCTGTTTGTACAAGTCTTAGACATTTAGGTTTAACTCAGTTTTGTGACTCATCCAGCGCGGACGCTTGAAAAATAACTGATTGAAACACCCTTCCATTCTTCCCGTCCTGTACTGGTAGTATCTGGGTCATTCTTACACACGTAATTTGGCCCAGCCTAGCGGCGGTTGATTCATCATAAAGAATAAAGGATTTTGTGGGTCTTAAGCATTCATAGATATAATCTATGGCTTTACTTAAGCGCATATTGTTTATGTCCGAAACTGTACTTAGGGTTACGGATGCGGATAACGAGTCCAAAGGTGAGGAATCCGACGCTGATTGCATTGCCAAGTTCTCTATCCCAATAAGATCACCGTCGGGTAAATCATCCTCGTTAGAAAACGCGTCAAGGTTTAAGCTCTCGAAATTACTCCCTGTAAGTGTTTTCAAAATACCCGCACTATCTTTGCAAAATCGCAGTACTGAGCTTTGTATATTTATATATTGGGCCATTTAAAGGACACCCTCTCGTTGTAGATAACCGGTAAGCGAATCTTTACCCGTTCCGGCCAGCAACCCACCGAAATATGGTAACAATATCGCGTGGTTATATTTGTGAAGGAAACCAATCTTAAAATTTTCTTTTTCGGTAAGTATGCCTAATTCTCCCATCAAATCCGCTAAATCGTCATAGGTGGAATTAGCCCCTGTAAAAGTATTAAGTTTGGCAAGATAGGAAACCGAGATCCCCGCACTTACTAAACCTTCAACTACGGCCCTTTGTATCGATATCCAGCCGCTTCGACCCTCAACCGTTACACGGTTATCCGTACGTATTTTCACCCCGTTCTTGGCCTGTAAAGCTCCTTGCCGAAGGTAATGATTTACCGCAGGGTCTACGGCATCTTTCCATGAGACATATTCTTTGGTCTTAGGGTTGTAAGCTTTTCCCGTCCATCCTGAAACTCTAAGCCCCGACTTTAAGGACTTAGCGCCCGACGCAATGGGTGATAGTGTCAAGCCACCTAAACCCGTGTAAAGTTCCGCGCCTACATCATCATCTCCCCCCAAGCGGGTAAGTAAATTCACCAACGAGGTTTCTTTTCTAGGACCATCAATCTCATTCTGCCATCGAAACAGATAGGGCTCATCGGTTAAGGGGGGTTTATTAAAATCCTTGTTTTTCCTAATCTGCCACCGTGGGCTAATAGGTGAACTTTTACCACCATACCCAAAGGCATTCGGAGGGTATTGAATTACCTTGGCGGTTTTCGACATACTATTTAACACTCCGGCGAGGGAGGTAAAGACATTCTTTAAGAATTCGACTGTTGCAGTCTCTATTTCACTTCGAACAAAGGCCGTTTCCCCTTCGGTTAATCCTGTAACAAGGGCTTCGAACTGGGCTTGAAAATCCGCCGTAACCGACATGATTACACCTCAACGCGATAGATGCCGGAGGAAAAAATTACTTTTAATACTGGCTTACCGTCTATTTTGCAATCTTTTGGGATGGGGGCCGCAAAGTAATAAACTTCTTTACTTACTGTTAACCCTTTCACTTCTTCGGGAGTTTGAACTTCTTTAACACAGTCGTAGGTCTTAGCTTTTGGAGAAAAACCATTTGTCTCCAGACCGGTCACTGGATGTTTTAAACGTATTGAATAAACAACCTTAACACTATAATTTATGGCTAAACCCACAAAAACATCATTATGGCCATAGCTATGATGCTCGGCCAGCAACCAAGAACGTCCCTCGGGTTTGCTTATTACATCCCCCCCCTTTAAACCGTAACGCTTGGGGATATGAATGAGTGCTCGGGTGGGGACCAAAGTGTAAAGTTTATCAGAAGGAGAAGTCGCTTTCGCTTCCACCACTCGATTGCCACAACGATACTTGGTAAAGATATTCATGAGTCTTCACCCGTGAACGGGTCTGTTCGAGTAATGAACTCAATAAGGTTTTCTTCTGGTAGCGGGTCTACACCCTCAAACGTTAGCTTATGGGCCCAATATTGAGATTCTATTTTTTTCTGCAATGCGGGGATGTTGATGCTCGAGAGACGTGATTTCTTCGTGTCGTCTAGCTCGTTAGACTTCAACGTTTTTAACTCGAGGGATACGGCGTGACGCATAGCTTCATGCAATAGTATTAATTTATTTATTCTTGCGCTGGTGTCTTCTAAGAACGTTTCACCAATATCTTCTACCAACTCACTGTAGGAGCCAATAAAATCTATTTCTTCATCAGGAAGTTCTTCTGAGAATAACCCTAACAACGTCCTAACCTGTGAGGGTTGTACGGTAATAAGTATCTCCGTATAAACACGAATAATATCTGTGAGAATACGTAATCTATTTTCACTACTAAACTTTACGGTAAGCTTAAAAAAACTCAAAACCTCACTGCCGCTGACTGTCAGGAGGTCTTGAGGGATGCTAAAATCAGCATCGAAGGACACACTCGTTTCATGAACTACTACACCCTTACTATCCGTGATGCGAATATCTACAGTCCCAAAGTCCGGCGTAAAAATGTAATCCCCTATTTGAAACTCAGACAGCGGTAAAGGATCATTATTTGAGACTGTTATCATGGTTACACCTTAAGACTGAGCTTTAGTGGCTTGAGTCCCAGTTTTCCTAGTGGTTGGCTTAGTAGCACCGTCCTTGGTGGCACCGTCCTTGGTGGCATCGTCCTTAGTAGCACCGTCCTTAGTAGCATCGTCCTTAGTAGCACCGTCCTTAGTGGCATCGTCCTTAGTAGCACCGTCCTTAGTGGCATAGTCCAAACTATCTTCGCCAGTACCTTCTAACGAATGGATATAGTTCTCTAGGGCCGCTTCCCAGTCCTTATCATGGGCTTTATAAAAGGAATAAAACCCTGCATCGTCCGCATTCTCAGGGAGCTCCTTGTGCAAAACCTTGATTTGGTCTTGAGAAACAAACTGGTTTATCTCTTGAGAATGCTTTATCACACTAGGGCGAAATGCGCTCACTTCCCCAAAACGTGTCATCAGCATAAAGGCGCCCGTGGTTTCTACGAGTATATTTTTCATTCTAGTCTCCTAAAAAGCGCCCCGAAGGGCGCCATCGTTGGTTATGCCAGGGTGTCGAAAACGACACGTGTGTCGCCGTAAACGAGGCGATAACCGGAGTTTTCAGTTTTCACGTAAGTAATTGACTGGTTCTTAATCGCGGTTTCAGACTCAGACAGAACCGACCCTGCTTCGATCAATTCTTCTAACGTATCCGCTTTTGAATAGCAGATAAGTTTTCCGGTTGGCGCAGAGCTCGAAATATGGAAGTTCACGCCGTTAAGGAAATCCATCATCAAGGCAACCTTAGGGCCACCTCTTTCTTGTAGGACTTCCGCCGTTGACTTACCGTTAGGTTGCGTTGGCAAGAACATTAAGAACATTTCTAGCCACATATCGTAGTTGCCCACGATAATGTCTACAGGGGTACCTTTACGCGCACGACGAGCAAAGAAATCGGCTAAAGCAACATAGTTGTCTTTAAGCGATTTACCCCCTGTTACGTCCCAGTTCTTATAATCTGACGCGGCAACAACCTCGGCAGCACCATGTACACCATCCCCGTTAATTAACAGGTTGGTCGCCATTTTCACTTTGCTGATTTCTTTATTACGCGCAATACGAGCCGCATAAGGGGTTAAGATATCAAGGCTGACACGACGCTCAAATTCATACGAAGTACGAATACCTGAACCATGCTTGAAGAATCGGACGGATTTATCAGAGCTGGTGATAGTCTGCATCGGAATGTTGGCTAATTCTGCTAGAGGCGACGTATTCAACTCGCCTTGGTCGTCAAAAATAGCCGTAGTGATAAGTTCGGTACCTGAAATAGTTCGGGTTTGGGCAACCATCGGGGCCGTAGACTCAAACATATCTTGGCGACTATTCCATTGAAGCATATCGTCGATAACTTCGGGGAATAGCGCTCGGGACCCAGGGCGAGCACTAAAAGTATCCGCCGCGGCTTGGAGGGTGATACCTTCTTCAAACGCGTTTTTAAACGGGAGGTTAAGGTCCACAATAGCCGCTTGATAGCCAGTCATATATTGACCGTTACCTAGACGGAAATGCTTACCAGCTTTCTCATCGTTAGACGCGTGTACATCAACCGAAAGGTTTAAGTAATCACGGACATTGATGCCGTACTTTTTGGCTTCTTGAACTAGCCTTACCCCTGCACGGCGAGAGACTTCTTGGTCGTCGCTGTCAATTCCATTTAGTACTACCGCTAAAGGGGCGCGTTTAATCTGACTTAGGTTTTGTGCCTGCATCGTCGATCTCCAAATTGTAAATTCTAAAGAGTTGGTTCAATCATTCCCGACTTAACGGAAAATTATTGAAACCACTTTGTTCGTGGTGTCTACAGCACACACAAGAGTATTTAAACCTGCGCCAGCTCCCGCAAGTTTTACGTTACCCGCGCCATCCGCAACCACATGGGAACCTGCTGTGGGGTCTGTTCCGGTGTACGTGAACTCCGCGCACATATGCCAATTAACCCCCCCCATCTTTACAGTCTCGGTAATACGATCTTCATAAGACTCGAGGTAACCTATAATTTCAGCACCGTCGGCACCAAAGCCTACGGTAAAATCATCCGTAATACTCACGGGTTTACCAATGTCGGAATACCCTGTAATACTCGTATCCAGATAGAATGATGCTGCCGCGGATTCAGTACGGATACCCTTATGTTGTAATTGGCCAATTTGCATGACTTTTCCCCTTATCGATTAGAAACAAACGCACTGTTATGCGCGGCAGATACAACACGAATATTGTCGTCTTCCGGTGCGCCAGCACCTTGAGAGACGCCACCGCGAGGAATAGCTGCCAGTTTAATTTGAGCCTTTTTCAAAAGCTCTATTTTCTCGTCCGCCGTAGCATCCTCAGAGAATTCCAACCCTGCGGCCACTGCGGCAACCTTAAGTTGTTCGTCAAAACAACCAACGATTTTTTTCGCGGCCTCAAGGCTTGTTTTCGCTTCCGTAAGCTCAGTTTTTAACTTCGAGTCTGAACCGGCTTCGACTTGTGCTTCTAAAGTTTCTATTTGTCCTTTGAGCTTGGCAACTTCCGTCTGAGACGCTTCTAACGCCGATTCAGCCGTTTCCAGTTTTAATTCCAGCTTGCCATTAGCTGCGGACAACGTAGAAACTTGATTACTTAGTGCTGATAAATCCATAGTTTCACCTGTTGTTTCACTTTGAGTAGGTGAGCAAGCCAAATAACTAAACTGAACCGCTTCGGGGTTACTATGTGAAGCGGCAAGCTGGTTATATGCGTCTTTGCCCAAACGTTGCTTGGCAGAGCCAAGTATCTTCGGTTTATTGCTGGCCCCTTTATTGACCAGCGATAATTCTTTCCATGCGCGTAATTCCGTAAGACGTAAATGAACCCCGTCTTTACCTATTTGGTGTCCGTTGTCACATTCACGGTACCAAAAACTCATTTCGTTACCTTCTTCCATGTAGTCGAAACTACACTCGGAACAATAAGCGTGGGTGGAAGCCGCGCCGATGGAAACTTCATCAAGAATAGCGAGATCAATATCCCGCGCATACTGACTATTAGCATCGACATAGAATAATACGTTTAAGTCGGTATGCCCCTCGTCGGCAGAAAACGTCTCAGCGGCAAATACTTTACCTACCGGAAGCATCTGGCCGTTGTGCATTACCTGAATAGGAACACTTTCTTCTTTGTAGGCGGTGGCCATCTGAGACAGAAATCCTTCTGTCATTATTGCGCCATGGTAAGCTGTATGGGGTTGGTTAATCGGGCGAGTGGAAGCCGCAACGGATTCATACGCTGCAATTTGAGAAAAGTCTATTTCATCACCCGCTGCTTCGGTGATTAGCGCTTTGATACGCTCGGTGAGAGTTAGCCGTTTAGCCATCGTCGATTTCCATCCATATTTTCGATTATATTAGGACTTTTTAATCACGTTGCCAAGTCCGATTAAAAATTAACCTTAACTCTGGTTTGCTTTAGACTTGCTGCTCTTATCTGAGGCTCTACTTACGGAGCGACCTGCGGGGTCAGAATTCGGGGAAACTTTTTCCTCATCTACGTCCATTTTTATATTCGCAAAACCGGTACCCGTTAACTCTGGTACCGCATCCGGTCGAATACGTCGGTACATTGCAATATGATAGTCGTCGTCGGTAATTAACCCGTCACTTAAATCGACTCTTAACCGGTTCGCTTTTAGATTTAATTGCGCTTCGAGCTCTAGTTCCGAACGCAAATCGATATTCGGGTAGCGAACGATAACTCGACTTTCTGACCCTTGTAGCCGTAAGGCCATGGTTAGCATACTTCCGAGTATTTCACCGATAGGCTCATTTAAGCTGTCAGCATTCTTCGCAAACAGGTTCGCTTCAACCGTTGCCGTATTAACCCCAGATTCCCCGCGACCTAATACCGTGGCCATAGTTTTTAATCCCGCTTGATTCTGCGCGTTCAACGTGTCGATAACTTCTTGTATCTTGAGTCCTGTGGCGGGGTTCTTTTCATTCAGCATACCAATTTCAGAACTGTCCGTGTGGGCTATTGGTTGGTCTGGGCGAATTGATGCGAACTGAGTGGCAATACTTTGTCGGCTCTGCGAGATATACTGACGCATCTTACTAATATCCGCTCGCGCATCCGCGGGGGCATTTCTAACAAGGACTTCTTCTAAAACCTTAATGGTAATACGAGGAAAGCCTGTTACCTGCATGATACGGTATAAGTCGTTAATCACCTGTTGTCGTGCTGCCATGGTATTAATCGCACTGATAAAGGGGCTATGGCCGTAAGCTTCCGTAGGCGGTTTCCGGTACCATGCAATGAAGAATGTTGGGATATCCATTTTTATCGGGTCACCACCCCCTTGATCTTGCCAAGGTATCATCTTCCCAGGCTCTTTCTCTTGCCAGCGGATACTCCCCATATCAACTTGCCTAAGTTCGGTTAATTCTAACTGGTCGCCAAACACCGTTTCACACCCAATACCCCCACGGGCCAACAACATATAGCGGAATTCTTCGGCAAGTTCTCGGAGCGTCTTTTTACGTATATAACCTTTTGAATAATCTCGACGCGTTTCCAAGGCCTCGATTAATTCATTCACGATTTTAGCCCCGTCACGGTCAATAGCGCCATCGGGGTCACGGACGATAAGATAAGGGGTAGAGCTCCCCGCGGTGGTAAGATACGCGCCTAGCGCCGCCGAGGCATCGGGGTCTGACTTAACCAAATTCAACACTAATTCTTGCGACGTTTTTTCCGTCCGCGTAGAAATAAGGTCCTCTAGGTGTTCTCGATAATCTGGGAGCGATAGGACTTCGGTGTTGTTTTCGGCGTTATATGTCGCCGTTTGAGTATTCCCCTTCGGCTTAAACCGATTAGGTACTATTACTTTCAACTTATTTAAAATTGTTTCGGCCATCGTCGATTTCCCAAATTATTTATGTCGGCGAATTATCTTATCTCGCGCATTCGCCCCAGAATACCCGATTAAATTGGTTGTGCCAAAAATATCCATTTCCGTGTTGCCTAAAAGGACCCCGCCGCCCCCTTGAGTGACGCCTGATATATCAGTATTCACGTTGGTCCAACCTTCTAGGCCATCTTTAATAATTTTGTAAGAGACACCGGCACAAAGATACGCCATTGCATGAAAAAAGTGATCTTTCCCTGAAAGCTTCACCCATACGGCTTGAGCTTCTTCCACTTCCTCGCGTATCATATCTTGAAGGTGCGATTCTATTTTTTCTTTGTTGCTGGTATAACCCTCAATAGACCACGTAAGGTTTCTAATACCTGTGGCCACATGGTCTAACATATCCGTTCGATTAACCTTGATATAATCCACATCACCTAACGCGTTCTTATCCTCGACAACTTCCTTACTACCATGATAATGCACAGGCATAATACGACCAAAGCTACCTTCCCGTAGCCCGTTACTGGTGGGCGTGTAAGGATATCTATCTACCCCACCCCCAACAAAGTTGTATTGTTCATCAAGCTTTTTCACAAGCCCGTTTAATTGATCGATATGGCAGGATGTGGCTAAAATAATTCGCATCTTTCTAGGTTCTACGCCACTACCAACAACGATATGACATGTGACACCCACATCAATTCCTATAAAGTGAGGTTCCCCTGACCGTGGTTTAGGTATCGCAGGACTTCCCATCACCATCTTTATCTGGCTTAAGGATAACTTTTGGTCCTCGTTATTGTACGGTTCTCCCTTTACCGTATTGTAAAAGCCTTTTAAATTATCGTTCGCTTTGTAGTCTAAGAGCTGCGCAAAACAATACTGAGGATCTAATCGGTGAGTAGAAAACGTTCGGACTCTATAACCACGGTTTAAGACTCGAGAGGGATATTTCGCTACCCATTCACGGTTTTCATAGTCCGCAAGATTTAAGGGCTTACGACATTTCTCACACACGACTTTGGCCGATAGAATATCAATCTGGCCCGAATCGATTAACGCATCGCTGATATCTTCAAACTTCTCTAAATCATCCGGCAACCCATCCACCGCTACAAAAGCCCGACTGAAAACGGGTATCTGGTAATGGTTGCAGCACCGGCACTTAATCACGTATTCATGTTGGTCACTTCGCTTGTAACCTCGATCAACCCCAACCCCTTCATAAGTGGGGGTGCTAAACCGCTGATTAATACGATGGTCTGAACCCTGCAGACGAGAGTTAAACAACGAGAGCATAGCAGGGTCGGTTAAATCGATTTCATCGTTAAAAACAAAATCCGCATTGATACTCGTGGCATCGGCCTCCGCTGAACCGGTCACATACAAAAAACTGGTGCCCACGCGCATTAAGTCCATTGATTGCTTGGTCTTATCCCCGCTTTCTTGACGAAACGCTTTATCGAAATTTATCAATGGTTGAATACGGGCCTTTGAGATACGTTTAAACATTCTCTCGTTGGGCATCGTATAGATAAGTGACGTATTGGGAATTCGGCTCAATATCGCAAGCGCTTTACGTATCTGGATTTCTGTTAGGCCAACCTGTGAGGGCTTAATACAATCCAAACTAGGGTGCATATCATCGGCAATTTGTTTCTGGAAGGGGTATCGGTCGAAACTAAAGGGGCGTTTGTTCAAGGACGTATTAGCACACATCCATTCGCCGTGAGTCATATCCGCAGAGTCACGGTTATATCGCCCCTCAGCGGTCGAATACAAATCCAAGAGGAATTGGTTAGCCACGGCCACCTCAATTATCGTCAATTAGTCTATTTTCGCTAAAGAATACGCTTTACGGACTATACAGGCAATATTGCGGTATGATATTTAACCTATAATTAAAGAGGAATCGACGATGCAACAGCCAAAATTTTATCCTGAATTATCCCCTGCTCTACGTACCACACTTAACACGTGGAAAAAGCTCATTGAGTCAGACCCCGAATATCTCAACGATGAAGATTGTCCATACTCTGGCCCCGATATTGACCTTCTAAAAAGCCTCTTTGAATCAGCACCAAAAGCAACCTCCGTAACCGCTTCGGACGTTGAGGACCCTAACGAGGTGCCGGACTTCGAGATTGAAGCGCTTCAACTTTATCGAGATATGAAAAATTTTAAGTCGGACTTAAACGCCCGTGATACCAGTGAAATGACAAGCACCTTTAGAACCATGGTGTCACTAATGGAGAAAATACTCGACGTACAGGAAAGGGCCTCAGGTATTAAGCAGTTCGGTGTATTCAAAACATTTATTCTCGACATGATGGAGCGCTACCTAGACCCGTCTCAGCTTTCCGAGTTCGTGGACGAAATGAAATTGAAGCTTAATCAGGAGTAGCCAAATGTACACATCACTATCTAAATCACTATTTACGGTAGGTGTCCCAACTATCCCGTTATTCAAACGCTCAAAACTTCCGGCCATACCTCAAGATAAAATTGCCCTTGCCACCCAGTCACTACATCAAAAGAATTGGCAATCGGTTCACGCAGATAAACTCTGCGGTATTCTTTTAGGCCTGCCTTTAGAAAAACAACCCGAACATGCCCTGGGGGCGCTGGCCTTAACGCAACAGCAAAGTGACTTGAAATTGGCGTTAACTCAAAGCATGCCCTCCAATTGCTGGGTAGTTTCATCCGCGAACATGCACTATTTAATTTTTAAGATCCCCTCGGATGCAACCCTAAATGATATAGCTTCCTTCACCCTCTTTGGCACCGGCCACGACGGGTCGTTACTTTCGTTTCTCGCCGAAGATACTTGTATCGTACTAAATAATCATACGCAGATACCGACCCAAGAAATGGTGGATAACTTACCGGTATATAACCCGAGTGATATTGTGACGCTGGTTGAAGATATTCTACCCAACATTGAGGTTCAAAAAGAGCCCTATAAAGCTGAATCCAACGAACAATTACACACTCTCACACAGTTGGACGTAAAAATACGTAGCTACCTCACACATTTTTGCTTCGATTTTTTATTCAATTGTGAAGAAAACACGACACTTTTGCCCATTTTGCAAGAGATTGATGCACTTTATGATAGTTTTTGTCAAAATTTTGACGAAATCCCGCCAAATCATCAAAAACAGGCCTATTTTCAAGCTTTTTTCTCACTTATCTATCAAATGCGTATTACTTACAACCTTAAGCTCCCTCCCGCTTGGGACAAGCAAATAGGTAGTACCTTGAAGGAAAAGTACGCGATTCCGTTCACCAAAAAGGACGCACAATTAAATTATAGCCAGTTACAAGAGTATGTTTTCGAACAAATGTCCGAGGCTATCGGGGATGAGACCAAAATGCTTGCTGCATGCCAACGTGCTATGGAAGAAATCGCCCGTTCGTTCACCATCACTAAACTCGAGTCCGACCAGCTTAAGCGATATATCTCTCGACAGTCGGGAATGAAACTGAACATGAGCAAAATGGAGAGCCAAATAAACAAATTGCGACTCCAAGCGAAAGGGGTTGTTAATCTGCCGGCCATCGTTCACAACGTTGTTAATTTTCTCACCAGTCAAACCGAACATCGATTCGATTCGGGGGTAGATGCCCAGCATTTGTTTCGCTGGGAGGGAACACACTGGCGCCCTTTAGAAGATTATGAAATTACTAACATCATAAACACCTACTTCCCGTCAAGCTTCACGCTTAAAGGGACTCGAAACATGAATGCCATTCTTACGGCAGTGAAAAACAAACTTGCCCTACCCCTGCGTCGTGTCAGCTCCACCGGAGTTAACTTCAACAACGGGTTTGTTAGCCCTAGTCTACAATTGCTTCCGCATGATCCAGATATGGGATTAACCTATACGTTGCCATTCACGTTTGACCCAGAACAGCTTAATCCGCCAAAACGCTTTGGCCGATTTTTAAATCAATTGTGGCCACATGATGAAGACAGTATTTTAGCGCTGCAAGAAGCCATGGCCTCCACGTTCTTCAATACCGGTACCCTTTTTCAACGAGCCATATTGCTACATGGCACCCCAAAGTCAGGCAAAAGCCAAATCCTGAACATCATACGGGGACTCATCCCTGTACAAAAACGCGTATCACTGCCCCCTAACAAATGGCACGATAACGACTCTTTGGCCGCGCTCACTAATAAATTACTTAACTTGTGTGGGGAACTTTCAGAAGACGAAAAAATAAATAGCCAACGTTTCAAAGATATCGTTGATGGCACGGAGATAACCTTAAAGAAAACCGCCAGCCAACATGTGACGCTACACCCGCAAGCGACCCACTGGTTCGCGTCTAACCATCTACCAAAAACCAAAGATTTCTCAGAAGGGTTCACCCGTAGATGGTTAATATTGGATATGAAACACCCTATCCCTCAAGAGCAAAGGGTGCTAGATATCGGCAATAAAATCGTCTCGGCTGAAAAAGACAAAATTATCTCGTGGGCAATTCAGGCCTACCCCCGATTGATTAGCCAAAGAGATTACACCTTACCCGAATCCCATCAGGAGTTGACGCGCCAGCTTGGCCAGATGAATAACAATGTCCGGTTTTTCTTTGAGGCCTCAGGGTACATTTCTCTCAGTGACGATTCGATGATGGCGGTACTTAAGTCACTCCCAAAAGATGAGTTGCTTGAGGAACTAAAAACACTTAACGCAATTTCCGGCCGAGATTTGTATACGCTTTATTGTGCCTCCGTTAAAGAATTTAAAAACGGTGCCGCTGTAGACGAAGGCGACTTTTATCGAAGAACTAAAGAGCTCAGTAACCTCTATCAATTTCTTCAAGTCTTAGGCCGTGATTCAAAAAATAGATTAGTTATCCAATATTACGGCTTGGAAGTTAATTTGAACGGCTAATTAATAAACACCTACTGAAAGGCAAGAAAAAAAGTTCACATTTTTACAAAAAATTTTCTTGCCTTTTTTGGGTTACACTCACCCCCTCTGTAGCCTATGTTTTCTCTTTACTTTGCACAATTTTCCTGTGTTACCCCCAGTCCAATTTGACGTATTGGTAATATAGGCCGAACCTTATTTGCGCTTTTTACCCCGTTGACCAACCAGACCAAATCCTATACTTTAGTCTACGTCGCCGAGAGACCCCAAAATAATCAGGGGTTTATCAGGCACCACAATCAGGAAATCGACGAACGTTCCAAGACACTTGACCATGTTGTTTAATTGTTTCGGAAATCTACAATTAACGCCTAAGGCAAATAATTGTCTCAAACCCTCAGCTCAAAAAGCTGAGGGTTTTCTTTTAGGCCACCACCCCAGTCCCGCGTTCCTCACTTTTGTTTCTAGTTTCTAGGGTTGAGTTTCTAGGGTTGAGTTTCTAGTTTCTAGGATTGAGGGTTTAGATACTACCTCCCAAAATCCCAAAAATTTTTCAGGTGGAGTGTTGGGGCAACCCCACTATATCAAGCCATTTTCTTGCATAAAAACCACCCCCCCTTATATAGTGAATCACGTTCGAGCAACACCCGTTTTACTGCTCTAACCGGTGGGGAAGTCCCCACCACTAACAATTAACTTTTAAGGAAATCGACAAATGACTACATCAACCAAACCAGCACCAAAAAACACCACTGCCACCACTGCACCTAAGGCATTCGACTTAAACCAATTCGCTACCGTGTTAACTACGGCGGATAAAAACGCTAAACGCGTCCCCGCTGTGAAAATGGCTATTGCTTGCATTGCTACGGCGCACAACATGGAAAAAGGAATTGATACCGCCACCTGTTTAGATTTATACGGCGTACCGGCTAACCAGCGCACCCGTACCAACCGTGACACTAGTCGCTTATATCAACAGGCGAAAGGTTTCTGGAAGGACTACGCAAAATATGTAAGCGAGAATCGCCAATATTTCACCAAGTTTTTTGACAGCCTTAAGGCGCTGGAATTTAAAGGCACTTTTGCACAGCTAGCCGATCGCATTTTGGACGCTGATATATACGGCGAGATGGGCGCACCTGTTAACAGAAAAGAATGGCTCGAATTTTTAGGGGGTTATTTGCCTAAGGATGAAACCAAGGCAGAAACCAAGGCTGAAACCAAGGCTGAAACCAAGGATGAAACCAAGGCAGAAACCAAGGCTGAAACCAAGGCTGAAACGCCAAAAAGCACAACGGCCAATGCTAAGGATAATGCCGACAAGGGCGAGGCACAACGCGCCGCAGATACCAACGTGCACAAGGCATTAACCCAAATGCTTGCAAAAGTTGAAAGCCATGTGAAAGCGCTAGTGAATGATCACATGGAACAACTGGACGCCGGTGGTCTACCGAAAAAATACCGCGCTATGGTGGGGGGTGAAATGCACAAGCTCGCTGAATCAGTCCGCGCCGATATCCTAGCACAGATGGAAAAGTAAGCGGGTAGGTGGTGGGGTGTTCCCCACCATTACAAATTGAAAAAACGATTAAGCCTTACGGGGTTTAATCGCTTTTTTAATTTTGCAAAATTTTTGTTGACAGCTAGGAAAAACCAGTATAGCCGCGTATAGGCGTGGGTGTGTGTGTGTGTGTGTATGTGTGTGTGTGTGTGTGTACATGTACGTAGGTTTTTTTTTTTATAACGTGTGCGGTGTGGCTCTTGGCTCTAGGGTTGAGGGGTTAGCACGTGGGGTAATTTGCGCGCAAAGAGAATTTGAGTCACGCGGTACGGCTCACTGTCGCGGGGTTGCTGGTGGGGAACTCCCCACCAACCCGCAAACCAAGAAACGTGAAACGAGAAGGAAATTGACGATGAAAATACCTAAGAATTTAGCTCGACAAAGTAAGGGCTTTTTTATAAAGCAAACTCTTTATGGTAGTGCCGCTGGTGAAGGTCGAAAACAAACCGAAGTGGTTGGGACTACGGCGCAACTTAAGCGATTCTGGGAGCATAACCTTCGTTGTATCGCTCGGTTTAACTGGGGCTCCCCCCAGGAACACCTTGGGGTAACAACTATGTATAACGTGGAAATGGAAGGGGTATTAGAAGATCCGCGTGTTCAAGAAATTTTAGCGAGATTACACTAAAGGGTTGCTGGTGGGGAACTCCCCACCAACCCGCAAACCAAGAAACGAGAAACGTGAAACGAGAAGGAAATTGACGATGGAATTAGGTAGAAAAATAGTAATGGTACTGGGGGCGTTTATTCACCTGTTTTT